CATGAACTGGAGCTACACGCCGACGTGGGGCGCGCGCACCGTGCTCAACGGCGCGTTTCAGAGCCTCGTCGCCCAGGGCTACCAGCGTAACGCGGCCTACTTTAGCTGCGTGTCGGCGCACGCCTTCACCTTCCCCGAGCCCCCGCTGCACGTGTACGCCGATGAGCAGGAGCAAAGCCCGGCGCTGGCGGCGCACCCGCTGCGGCGTCTGCTGGCGCGGCCCAACGCCGACATGGACGAGGTGGCCTTTGCGGGCCTCGTCATCACCTGGGCCGCCATCGGCGGCAACTGCTACATCCACAAGGAGAGAAACCGCAGCGGCGCCGTGATCGGCCTGCGCCCGTATCACGACGGCGTGATGCGCGCCGTGCCGGTTGACGACCAGGACGGCATCGGCGACGCGTCCGGCTCCTGGGTCTCGCACTTCATGTTTCGCCAGCGTGACGGGGAGGAGGTTCAGATAGACAAGGCCGACGTGATCCATTTCCAGTGGCCCTCGGCCGACCCGCTGCATCCGTGGAAAGCCCAGCCGCCGATCCTGGCCGCCGCGCGCGAGGTGGACGCCGACAACGAGGCCACGCGCTACGTGTCGGCCCTGCTGCAAAACGACGCCACGCCGCGCACGGTGCTCACCCAGAGCGACCATATGGCGCTCACCCCAGACGAAAAGGAGCGGATGCGCGCCGAGTGGAGTGCGCGGCACGGCGGGGATCAGCGCGGCGGGATCGCCATCCTGGAGGCGGGGGTCAAGGTGGAGCGCCTCGGCCTGAACATGGCCGAGCTGGACTTCGCGGCCCTGCACGACATCCCCGAGCAGCGCATCTGTGCGGTGATGAAAGTCCCGTCGCCGGAGGCCGGGCTGGGCGACGACCCGACCTACGCCAATAGCGAAGAGGCAAGCAAGCGCTTCACCACCGACACGCGCGTGCCGCTGTGGCGCCGCTACGCCGGGGCGGTGCAGGCGGGGCTTGTGGCCGACTTTGGCGGCAGCGTCGTGGTGCGCCACGCGCTGGATCGGGTGGCGGCGCTGCAGGAGGACGCGGCGGCGAAGAGCACGCGCGTGTTTACCGGGTACACGGCGGGCCTGTTCGGATTCGCCGAGAGCCGGGCCATGCTCGGCGTGACGCAGGCCCCCGACCCGCGCGACCTGTTTGTCATGCAGCTGTCGCGCGAGCTCGTGCCGCTCGCCCAGCTCGCGGCGCCGGTAGCGGAGGCCATCACGGTGCTGCCGCCGCGCCAGCTGCCCGCCCCGCCGCGCGACGTGGCCAACGACCCCGCGGAGGATGCCGCGCCCAAGGCCCGGCCCGCCACGAAGGCCAGCGGCGTGCGCCTGGCCCGCGCGCTCCAGCGGGTGCGCCGGGAGGTGGCGGCGCGCATGGAGCCGCGCATTGACGCCGCCTTTACGCTGCTGGCGGATCGGGTCGCCGCCCGCGCCGAGGCGACAGGCAAGGCGCGCGAGACGAAGGAGCTGCCCGACCTCGCACAGCTGCTGCTCCCCGGCGACGGCCTGGAGCTCGGCGGGATCTTCCGCGTGTTCGTGCTGGAGATCCTGCGCGCCAGCTGGGAGCTGTGGAACCAGGCGCTGGATGTCGAGCTGGCGTTTGATGAGCGCGACCCCGCCGTGGTGCAGGCCGTTGCCCAGAGCGGCGCCCGCATCGTCGGCATCACGGAGACGACCCGCGAGGCGGTCCAGGCGCTGCTCGTATTCGGGGCGGGCGAGGGCTGGACGATTGACCAGCTGGTGCGCGGCGTGGCCGACCGGCCCGGCCTGCGCGACGTGGTAGCACAGACCTACCGGGGCCGGGCCAGGACGATTGCGCGCACCGAGCTCGGCCACGCACAGGCGACGGCAACGGTTGAGCGCTACCAGGCGATGGGTGTGCAGCGGGTGACTATCCTTGACAACGGCGTGGAGGATAGCGACCCGGTATGCGCCTCGCTCAACGGCACGGTACAAACGCTGGCATGGTATCAGGCCAACCCGCTGCAACATCCCAACTGCCTGCGTGCGGCGGCGCCTTTTTTCGAGAGCTGAGAGCGACACATGAACACCACCACCACCCGCATTGATCTGCTGCGCCACGCCGAGCGGCTGCGGCGCGCGGCCCAGCTCCTTGAGGCGCACACGCGGCGCTGTGTCGTGGAGCACGCCCCGGCGCACGCGGAGGCGCTGCGCGTGGCGCGGGGCATGGTGCGCGCCGTGGTGGCCGAGGCGCCGCGCCGTCTCGCCAGCGAGGAGGAGCGCCACCGGCACGAGTGACCTGTCTGTCATGCCCCGCCTTGACCAATGTGGTATACTCTTCCCATAGCTGATGCGCCCGTGCTTGCTGGCACCGGCCCCGCCCCGTACCTGGGTTCTTACCCCGCTACGGCAGGCGGGGCTTTTTGCATGTTTACAGATGCGAGAGACCCACTTGAATGCACGCCGCTACATCTCGCTTGATCTCTGTTTCGCTGAAGCGCAGCACCGTATAGCCGCATGCCTTCAGATAGGCGTCCTTTCAGCTTGGGACGATCAGCAGAGGCGGGGCGCGAGTGCTGATGCTCGCTCGTCGCCCGATGATCAGTCGGGTCTAGCCCTTCTCTATTATACCATAAACAGAGGTATATGCTGATGAAACTGCAACAAAAGGCGACGGCTTCATTTACAAAGGCCATTGAAGATCGTACCGTCACTGGTATTTTTGCAGTTCACGGTCATATCGACGACGGAAACGATAGATCGTGGCCTGGCTCGTTTGTTACTGAGGTGAACGGACGTAGTCGCGTGCGGTTTCTCTGGCAACATAACAGTATGGAGCCACCAATCGCAGCGATTAACTATATTCGTGAGGTTCCCCGCGCGGATCTCCCTGCCGCCGTGCTTGCTTACGCCCCCGATGCAACGGGCGGCGTTGAGGTATCGCGCACGTATCTCACTGACAGCTTTTCAGATCGGGTACTGCAAGGCATCAAGGCGGGCGCAATTTCGGAGATGAGCTATGCCTATGAGCCGGTGAAGTTCGATTTTGAGGAGATCGAGGGGCGTGGCCAGATTCGCAACCTGCGCCAGATGCACATTTTTGACGCAAGCGATGTCGCGTGGGGGATGAATAACGCGACATCAGCCGATGGCTTGAAGGGCCTGGACTGGAAAGACCGGCCACTCATCGATCACATCGTAGCGGTGGAAGCCTACTACGGTGACATGGACGAGCTTCTAGAGCAGCTGCACGCGTTGAAAGACCGACGCAGCAAAGAGGGGCGTGTGCTTGCATTGCGTATCCGCGACCGGCTCGGGGCACATCCGCCCCGGCTGCGCGCAGTTGCCGATGACATTGACACGCTCTTGAGAGAGACCGCCCCCGACCCTGAGCCAGAGAAGGCCAGTGCAGCGGCGGTGCGCGCGGCCCGGTGGGAATGGCAGCAGCGGCGTCTCGCCCTGCTCAATCTAGGAGCCTAACGATGTCAAGCGAGCAGGAGCTGCTGGCGGAGATCACCCGGCGCCATGAGGCGGTGCGGGCGATCTTCGACGACGCCGATCAGCGCAAGACCGCTGGCGGCAGCGAGGATCTGGAAAAGACCGACTACGAGACCGTGGTCGCGCACAACAAAGAGATCGAGCGGCTGGAGGGCCAGGTCAAGACGCAGCGCGACGCGCGCGAGCAGCAGCGCGTCGCGCGCGAGAGCTTCCGCCTGCGCGACGATGAGGCGAGGAAGGTCGTGAACGGCCTCGGCGCGGGCAAGGCGGGCGATGCGCGCGAGAGCAAGGGCGGCCGCGCGCAGGCGTCCGGCGACATCGTGCTCGACGACCAGGCATTCAAGGCGTGGCGCGAGGCGCTGTTCACCGGCGGCAAGTTCAGCTCGGCCAAGTTCGGCAGCAGCCCGCGCGTGCCGCTGCCGGGCGGGCTGAAGGCGCTGATCACCGGCCTCTCTGACGCCTCGGCGGGGGCGCTGGTGGCCGCGAGCTCCTTCTACGGCCTGGCCGCCCCCGGCGGCTACGCCCGCCCGCTCACCATCCGCGACCTGCTCACCACCGGCACCACCGACACCGACACGATTGAGTACGCCCTGGAGGGCGCCTTCGTGAACAACGCGGCCCCGGTGGCGGAGGCCACGGCCACAAGCGGCGCGTCGGGCGCGAAGCCCGAGAGCGACATGGTGTATGCCAAGACCTCGACCAACGTGCGCACCATCGCGCACTGGGTGCCCGCCACGCGCCGCGCCCTCGCCGACGCGGGCCAGCTGCGCATGTACATCGACATGTTTCTGCGCTACGGCCTCGACGAGGAGCTGGAGGATCAGATTCTGACCGGCGACGGCACGGGCGAGAACTTCACCGGAGTCATGAACACCACCGGCACGCAGGTGCAGGCGTGGGACACCGACATCCTGATCACGCTGCGCCGGGCGCGCACGAAGGTGCGGATCGGCGGACGGGCCACGCCCACGGCCTACGTGCTGAACCCGCTGGACTGGGAGGACATTGATCTGCTCAAGGACAACGAGGGCCGCTACTACTACGGCGGGCCGTCCATGCTCGGGATGCCGCGCCTATGGGGGCTGCCCGTGGTGGAGAGCGAGGGCATGACCGAGGGGTTTGCCATCGTCGCCGACTGGCGGCGCGGGGTGCTGCTGGATCGCCAGCAGGCGGAGATCCTGGTGAGCGACAGCCACTCCGACTTCTTCGTGCGCAATCTGGTTGCCATCCTGGCGGAGCTGCGCGCGGCATTCTTCCTGGTCAGGCCAGCCGCCTTCGTGGAGGTCGATCTGACGGCCTAACGGGCTCCTTGCACCATAGGCAAGGCGGGCCAGCCCCGCCTTGCACCAACGAGGCACGATGACAACACTTAATGGACGGGGTCTCCGCACGGTGGAGGCCAGGACTGCCAACTACGCGATCACCGCGAACGATGGAGGGAAGACGTTCACCAACGCCGCCGCCGCCGCCGCAGTGACCTTTGCGCTCCCCGCCGCGACGGTGGGCCTCTGGTACCGCTTCGTCGTCAAGGCGGCGTTTGAGCTGCGCCTTGACCCCAGCGGCACGCAGACGATCAGCCTCCCCACGGGAGTGCAGCAGGCCGCCGGGAAGTACGTCGGCGCCGACGCGGCGGGCGAGCGGATCAGCGTGGAGTGCGTCGTCGCCGGGGCCTGGGAGACCAGCGAGGCGGTGGGCACGTGGACTGTCGAGCCCTAGCTGAGAGGAGCGCGGGATGACCTACCTTGACCCTGTCGCTGGCCGTGCGCGGGAG